GTAGTCTTCTGCGTTCACTTTTGGTGCGTCTTTGTATTCTATGTCATGCAGTTTGTTTGCGTATTCTGACTTCTTTGCAACTTGCATGTCGTTCTGGTATTCTTCTGTTGGTTCACCTGGTTTTCTCACAACTATGTGTGTTGCTGGAATCCTTAATAAGTCTGAAAGGTACTCGTGCATAACTCTTGGTGACTCTGGATAATTTGTTGTAACATCAAAAATTGTCACAGACTCATTGCTTAAGGCAGGAAAATCAAGCGGTAGTGTCATAATTGGTGTAGTCTTGCCTGCTGACATACTTGCTAGGTCAAATTTTTGCAGTGCTGTTTCCAAAGCATTTGTATCAATATCTTTCTTTGCCCCTGCGATCTTTATTTTGTAGTCATATGACTTAGTTGATTCCGTTAGGTAGTCTTTGAATGTGCTCATATGCAATATTTAGTCTTTTTTCAGTAGTTTCTTCATTAATTCGTTACGATCAGATATAACAAATCCGTCGCTTTCTTCCACTGGACCACCGTCTTTATTGCCCTGGTCCAACTTCTGCTTTTTTAGTTGTAGTTCGATCATTTTAAGTTTTTTGTCAATCTTGCCGCTTTTTGCATCTATGGCGTTACGTAGGAAATTGCCCGCTACCTCGAATATTCTTCCTGAATATCTGGAGTCTACATTCATACCCAAATCCATTAGGTTCTTGTAACTCTCTTCTGCTTCTATGGCAAGTTTGTCCAGTTCTAGGTCTGATAACTCACCTAAACCTTTGACTTGTGGTAAAGCGGCCGCAACCTTGTCAAATTCGGCATAACTCTTCTGTAGATTCTTTTGTGTCTGTGGATCTAAGTTTTTTGCTGATGCGTGTTGGCCATTGGCCTCTTTGATCTTCTTGTCTTTTTCCTTCTTGTCTACCTCTTTAAATGCTTCTTTTACATTTGGTAAATTTAGGATGTCTTCTAATTTCTTAGTCATTGTCGTATTTACTTACGTTTGCCGTTGTGGAACAACTGTTCTTCTGATACCACTCTAAATTTTATTTTTCTTTGTTTAGCATAAGCACTAGCGGCCTCCCATTTGGCCATGTTTATCACCACCTGTTTTTTCTTTGCCATACTTTTACCTGCTGATTCCATTGTAGTCTGGCTCATTGGTTTGACCTCAACCATCTCTGCATGTTTTCTGCCATTCTTATCTTGGTAAACAATAAAGAAGTCTGGCACATACACCGTATATTTTCCTGTAAATGGATGACGGTAAGGAATCTTGATTGATTCACTTGCCCATTGATACACATTTGGATGTTCATCACACAACCTCATAAATGCGTGTTCCCAACTTGATCTGTAAGTTGGCGTTTTAGTGCCCACATACTTCTCTTGATTTTTGGGAGAGAATTTGCCCTTTGCAAATCTTGGTATCATTAGTCTATGATGTTTCTAGATACAGTCTCTTTGGTGGTAAGTGTTTGCCTGACGCCTAGTCTACTTGACTTGTATCGGTTGGCATTTAAAATTATTGTGATAAGTTCAGATAGAAGTGCCGGTGTGGCGTAGGTAAGTTGATCTAGAATTTGTTGTGGCTGTATATTGTCTATCTTTGCTTGTGACAATATCACGTATGCTGTTGATTCCGCAGACGATCTTGCAAAACCTCTCTTCACAAAAAACGCAACTGCACTATCGTATTCACCAACATTGAACTGGTATTCATTTTGATAATCGACAGTCTTAAGTTTTTGCATTGTCTCGTTCAAACCGTCTTTTTGTTTTGGTGGTAGATTGGTGTAAAATTCTTCCATTATAATTCTGCTTTCTCTGTTACGACTTCTACGTCTTGTGTCCCACGTTCTATCTTCACGTACCCTTCGGTTACTAATTTCCTTATGTCTGTGATTGCTTTGCTACGGTAGACGGTTTTTACACTGTCTGATGCCCCTGCATATTCTATATCTGATTGTGCCACTGTCAGGCCTTTCCTAGAACCAATGTCTTTATAATATACACTTCCTGCTATTTTATCTTTGATTGTTTCATTAATCACTACTAAATTATATGTCTCATCCGCACCTAAAAAGTTTACAGTGTCTAGAGATGGATTAGATATCACGGTGTTGTTTTGACCAGTTTTGTTATCTGCTGTCCCTTTTGCTGTGGCAATGATTGCACCGGCGGCAACTGCTGACCCAACTGTGAATGATGCTATGGGATTACTAATAGACCCTGCCTGCTTGCCAACTTCAAGAATACCGTCTTTTGCAATTCCTTTTAATTCTGCTTTTACATCTTTTTTCTTAATTTTCTTAGCGTTGTTGTAGGTGTTAGATGCTCCAAGAATGGCTCCTAATATATTTCCAGATTGCACATTCCTGATTACAGATCCAATTCCGTCAACAACACCACCAGGTCCAAAAATAGAGTTTGTACCTCCGCCAAGTACTGTCAATGGCGATGGTGCATTATCGTAATTCACTGTTGCAAATCCTGGAATAGTATTTCTGTTGATTATACCAGATTTGTAAATCACAGTCTCGTATAATATTTGCATGGCGTTACTCATTACTCCACCAGCGGATTGATCTAAATTATCATGAGCAAAAGACCCTATTACAGGATTCACAAGAGTCATTGATGTGAATCGCTTTTTATGTAGAACAAATATCTCAATGCCTTTTAGGTATGGTTTTTTCCTTTGCACAGGAGTGTCCATACCAAATTTGTTGGTGGATCTTTTATCTCCCCAATCGTACAAATCATCTTTGGTGGCCGATATAGTTTGGTCTGAATTCATTGAGACAGAATCTGCTATATGGTATTCATAATACTTCTTCCAGAATGCGTTCACAGTGTCTGCGTGGTCATCGTGAAACGTTATGTTCACAGGTTCATATGCAATCCTTGTCGCGTTGTACATCTTCTTGTTGTACTGTGTCTTCTCCTCGTAACTCATGTTGTACTTTGGCAGGTCACATGCTTTGACCAACATGTTAAGATCATATCTCTCGTTTGAATTAAAGCCGTCTACAAACAGTGTCTCATCTGTGTTAAAGACCACGTGGAAAAGAAACTTCTGCTTTGGCATCAGTTTGTAATTGTCGTCTATGTACAATCTAGATGCGTGTTGGTAGTCTTTCATTCCGGGTAAACCGTCTTGAAAACCTTTTAGGAAGTTTGTAATGCTTGGCATATAGGTATTTATGGCCACAAAAAAAGCGCCTATAAAGACGCTTTTGATGTTATAATTGCTAACTTAATTTTGTATTACTGTCCACCACCTGTACTTAAAGTACCGATCGTTCTAGCCACTGCTGTTCCAATTCCTGTTCCTTGTGGAGTTTGGATTGCGTTGTCGTATCTGATCTGCATAGTGATAGTTGCTGGATCTGATGTTCCGTATGCTAGTGAGTTGTAGTTTACGTTTTCGATGAATGCACCGTAAAGTTCCCATGTTTCTAAAACATTTGGTGAACTTGCTCCGTTACCACCATCTAGCATCTCAATTCTAGTTGTAAACTTGTAATCAATACCTGATGCCGCACTTGATTGTTCAAAGAAATCAAACTGTTTCTGAATCTGTTCACCAACCAGTTTGGTAACTGCATTGTTGACGTCATCTCTCAATGTGATTGTGATTGCTTCCCAAGTGTGTTTACCTGCAATATATACTTTTGAGTTGTACACGTCTAGTGGTACGTTCTCAAAAGACAATTGTGGTCTTGTTACGTCCACCACTTGTTTTGTTAGTTCTGATCTTGGTGTTGATACTCCAAAATTTTCCAGTATTGCTCTAAAACGATATTGAAGTTTTGGCATCAATAAACCTTGTGATGCGGCACTCTGATCGTTTGCTAGTGGTACTGTAAATTTTGATAAAGTTGATATTGCCATCTGTTTCTCCTATTTATTCAAAATTAGTTCCCTAACTTTGCAATTTCTCCTGTGTTTTTGATTCTCAACGGTATGTAAATAAATTCAACCGATTTAACCGGCTCAATTGCTATGTCCACATACAATTCGTTCCTGTCTATCCTTGTAGGTGTGTTGTTCGTCTCATCACATACTACTAGGAAGTCATACAATGCTCTTTGTCCAACAAGTTCTAACATGAAAGATTCGATCGCACCTTTGATCTCATTCCTTGTTAGTTCATCATTTGGTTCAAATATAAACGGTTTAGCAATAGCATCAAGTTGTGATCTTAGATACACTGCTAGTCTAGAAACGTTAATTCTGTCTAATGCCGAACTTGCTGATGTTTTTGTCAAGTTACCGAAGTTAACGATTCCTGCTCCTGAGAAGAAAGTAATTGGGTTTACTTTGACCTCATGCATTGAATCTCTCACTGACTCCGTAACAGATATTGTTTGGAATTCTCCAGTTGCTGTGTCAAGATAACCAACTGACGTTGCATTATCAACAACACCTCTTCTTGTTCCTGATGGTGCGAACCATGGGAAAGCAATGTTATCGTTGTTTGCAAGTGTTCTCAGCATCATGTGTGATGGTGGAACTACAATTGATTTTCCTGTGTTGTCTGTTGTCAAACCAGATGGATAAAACACACCCAAGTAATCACTTGCACTTACTAATCCGTCTTCACCGTTGTCTAGTGCACCGGCAGTGTTGTTAGCCCAGTTTTGTATAGCAGTTGACGTTCCTTCTAATCTCAATGGTGTGTCACCAACTACAAACGCTGTGTTGTTTCTATCTGTGTTTAAATTAATCATGTTTGAAATCATTTCTGGATAACCAGGTGTAGCAATAACGTTAAAGCCTCTTTGGTCTTCTCTTATTGCTTGGTTGGTATCTATCTCTGATTTCAACTGTTCAACGATCACTTTTCTCTGTGCCTTTCTACCAAAAGATCCAGAACCGTCTCCGTTGTTACTTGATTTAGTAACCCATCTATCTGGGAAGTAAGTAGCAACAGATTCGTTACTTTGTCTGATGTTACCTAAACCAGTTGATCCGTTTCCTGGATATTTCACAGTTGTGATGTAAGTGTTTTTGTATTCCTTAACATTGTAACCACTTCTTCTTGTATTCCATAACATGATACCTTGTGGGTAGTTGCTAGGATTTGGAGCATCTGGGTCTAAGAAGCCATCGCTTAACAAGTCTTTGATTGAACTTGGTGATCCTGCACCGCCTGTAGACAATGAATCTGCCTTATCTGCCGTTGTGTGATACCTAGCATCTGCAAAAACAATACCGTCTTCTGTTGTTTGGTCTGCTTTGTCAACTAGTTCCCACGCCGCACCTGAAGTGGTAACTGCCACTTGGTTCGCTGTGTTTGTTGAACTAATTGTTGCTGATGTGTTGTACTTGTAAAGTTTTGGATAGTTCTCAAGATCACCTGTGTCAATCCATAAGTCATTTGTCACAAGTGCAGTTCCGTCTGACTGTGTAGTTGGTGCTGTTGCACTGAACTGTGGGCCATTTGGATCTGTAGTTGCGTATGCTGTTGCATAACCAACAAAAGTTGTTCCGTTGTGTGCCATGATATCTGCTTCGTCTGTTGCAGTGTGATACCATAACGTTCCGTCTTCTGGTTCATTAGTTGGTGAACTTAATGAAGCAGTGTAGCTCAATCTCTTCCAGTTACTTGCCATGATACCTGTGTTAGCACTTGAGTCAAGGCTATCACCTGTTGGTAGGTCATACAAGTTGTCGATCAATGTTGTACTGTTCGCTGTGTATGTTCCATAACTGTGTGCCGTTGTTGCACTGAAACCTGCGTCTGCTAATGGTGTGCCAGATGTGTCATGCATTCTGAAGTCACCGCCCAGTTTGTGTGTCATAACAATCGCACCAGCAGTTGTCTTAGTTGCTGAAACGTTTGTCAATCCCGCACCGTTAACTGCCGCAATAAAGTCATCAGCACCAGTACCACCTAGTGTTACTGTGACTGCACTGTTTAATGCTTCTTGGTTCTTAACTGATTCTTGGATTGAAAAAGTTTCTGAACTTGTAAAAGTTGGAGATGTGCTGTTACTTGTGATAGTAGTTGCACCACCTTCATATCTAAATAGTTGGAAATCACCAACGTTAGGAGTAGCATCTGTGGCATCTGCCGCTGTCATTGACTCTTCAGTTACGTTGT